AAGGCATCAGCATTATGCACGCCATCCACGGTGAAGAAGAATTTGCATGACAATACCTCAGTTTATCTGGCTCGCGTCCATCGTGATGTTCTTTGTCTGGCTCGCCTTGTGGATTCTACGCAGCGAGCGTGACGAGCGCATGTACGACGGCGTACCGAAGGCCATTACCAACCGCGTCACCGAAATCAATTCGGGTCTTATCCCGTCTGATATGGAGGTCGCGCTGTCTAAGTGGCTGGAGGGCAAGGGTGAGGATTACACCCTACGAGCTGAAGCATTACCTATCTTTCACGATGACGGCTACGCTCCTGAATGGAACGTAAAAGTCACCGTACAGGGCGACGGAATTGACTCCGGGTTCGACGCCTTGTTTAATCGTCGCGGAGAAATACTAACCTCATGACAGAATCATTCATCCTTGAACACTGGGCTGAGCTTCTTTTGGCTTTGCTCGCGTTCTCTAAAGTGGTGGTGAACTTGACGCCTACCGAGAAAGACAATCAGGTCTTCGGGTACATCGACTTGCTCATTACTGCCATTACAGGTGACAGACGTAAGAAGAAGAAGACGTATTGAGCACCGCTAGAATGATAGAGCTTGGGTTCAGGATGCACTGCACTTCGCTCAACATCAGGCAGGCTTTGGAAGACCACGAGTTTACTCCTGAACGTCGTGACAACCTTCAAGAGATTGCTGAAATGTTGGACGAGGCGGACAAGCTGCTAAGCTGGTCGGCTGAAAAGTGTGACATCCTGTCCCATCTCGCTCTAACTTACAAGCGCGAAGGCGACGTCTCTCGTCGACACATTGAAAACCTTATCACATGAAAGAGTCACAGAAAGAACGGTTCCGAGCACTAGCTAAGGAGCATGGTCTGGTTCAAGACGACTTCTGGAAAGCATCACAGGGCTTCGTGATTATCACACGCACTGGCATCGAGAAAGTACAGCGCTCGCTGGGTATCGAGGTCAGCTACGAGGTGGTGCCGGAGTTCAGCGACGTCAGCTCTGGGCTGTATGTCGTAAAGGCTATTGGTTGCAACAAAGACAAGCAAGTCGAGTCTTTTGGTGAGGCCAGCCCCAAGAACTGTCGTAATGCCTATCCTGTGGCGATGGCTGAGAAGCGTGCGCTCTCTCGTGTCGTGCTAAAGATGGCAGACATGTACGAGCTTGGTGTGTATGGCGAAGACGAAGGAGACTTCAAGCGCAATGACTGATTGGATTGACGATATGTTCAATAAGAGTCCTGGTAAGGTGGACCTTGATTTGCAGCATGCACGCAGCTATGCCGCTCGTCTGGTGCGCAACTCCGTGGACACTTACGAGAACAAAGAGCGCCTGATTGGGTGGCTCGAAGACTACAGCATTGACATCACGCGCGATGAGATTCAAGACTTCATCGTCGCTATCCGTGTCAATCAAATGAACCCGCGTGAGAACGCGAACATGAGCAAAACCGACATCAACGAGTGGGTCAAGACCGCAATGGCTCTAGACCAGCTCAAGAAAAACCAACCACATGAGTAATATCCCAAAAGCGCTGACTCTCAGCATCAATGTAACTAAGATTGACAAAGCCCTTCTTATCCCTGGACAGAACGGTGCTCAGTACCTGAACATCCGATTGCAGAACACACCTGAATCCAACTACGGTGACGACTACCTCGTCGCGCAGCAGGGTCCAAAGGGTGACGACGGCAAGAAAATTGACGGACCTATCCTGGGCAACGGTAGAGCGTGGCAAATCACAGAGGGCCGCTCGGCCCGTGACCACGACACACCACCACCTGCACCGCAATCAGTGGGGCCAGCGTCAACAGAAGACCTGCCTTTCTAATATGGACAACGCAAACCTCAAGGAGTTCCGCAAACGAATGCGCTCAGCATTGGGCGGATACTTCAACGCCGACGGCGACCCGCAAGGACGCAGCGATATGGAAGCTGTGCTCGACATCATCAACTCTTACGTCGGTATCCTTACCGGCACAAATCCACAGCAACGAGCAGAGGACAGTGATGTCGAAGCCAACATCGGTATCGTAGACGCAGAAGGTGGGCTTAACGTAGCCTACGACTTCTCGTCGCACTTCGATTCCGGGATGCTGGACGCGATGGACCCACTCGTTCGCATCGAACTCCTTGAGGCTTGCATCTATGCACTGAACACACGTATCAACGAACTCGAAACAGAGTTCAAGAAACGCATCAATGAGCGCAGGAAAGGCGAATGAAACAGTTAAGAAGCTTTGCACCCTGCTCGAAGAATTGCTCAACCCAGAGTTTGTTGAGCAAGTAACACAGATTCCTTACAGCCCCGACAAGACGCCTGCCAAAAGCAGCGCGGCTATCATCGGAAATGTGATTCCTACTGCTAGTAGGTCAATGGGATACCCTGTCATCGAGCTTGGAGGGATGCCAAGTATCTGGGTGGGTACACACTATGAGCCAATCTCGGAGCATCACCGCTTTGAGCTGGTCAAGACAGTCGCAAAGAAAGCTTTGCTGCTGAAGCCTAACATCTTGACATCTGAATTTACAAAGGAGTTTGCTAAGGCATTCCAGGGCGCAGGTCAACCCGACGCTGTGTTTGGCTATGGTCACGAGCCGGTGCGCGGCATCAACTTCGAGGACGGGCTGCTTATGTTCTCCACCGATGGGCACAGGTTTCGCTCTGGTCACCAGCCGGAAGACTTGACTACCTACTGCATCCCTGGCAGGTGGAACGGTCGTAAGGACTCGTCTATTTGGCTCAAGTTCATGGAAGAGGCTATACCTGACGAGGACATTCGTCGTTATGTTCTGGCCTCGTTCGGCAACGCCATCGCATCCGACCCTCTCAAGGCGCAGAAGATTCTGCTACTGATTGGGGCCGCTGGTGCGGGCAAGTCAACAATGATTGAGGCCATCGCAGGCTGCATAGGCAATCACAACGTCATGCGGAGCGACAACCTCAGCCAGATTACCCGTGACGACAGCCGCCACCGTATGAAGCTGGCCCATGCTACCCTATGCGTCAGTGCTGATGCAAGCGCTAACCTTGGGGACAAGGACAGCCTGAAGATGATAGTATCAAAGGAGCGCATCATTGCGCGTAAGCTCTACAGCGAGCCTATCGAGGTGCTACCTCGTGCGTCCCTAATTGTGGCTTCAAATGAGATGTCTCTGTCTCATGCTCTTAGCGACCCCGGCGTGGCTCGACGCTTTGACATTATCACATTTAAGAGTGCTAAGGAATACAGCAAGAGAGACCCAAGCCTGCCAGCTAAGCTTGCCACACAAGATAGCAGGGCTGGGATAGGTAAGAGTCTGGCTGAAGCGCTCATCAGCATCATGGAGCAGAACAGCAATAAGCTCAAGAGGCCCAACAGCCTTCAGAATGAGCTCGATTCACTGCGTCGTGAAGGAGACCCACTGGAGTCGTATCTGGACCACCTGGGAATTGCCGTTGAGATTGATGAACTGTGCAACAAGGTCGACATCCACCAAGACAAGCTCTACTACGAGTTTAAGGTTTTCTGTGTGGAGAACGGATACAGGGAGTGGAGTATCCGGAAGTTCAAGAGCCGTCTTCGAGGCTTGGGCGTATGCGAGAGAGACGCTGGCGCACGCAAGCACAAGTACACGTTGAGGTGTAACGACCTCCTGCGTTTGAAGAAGGCACGGTTGATAGTTTAAGTGAGGCGTGAGGAGCACTCGGCACACAATGTTTATATTGGCGCCGATGAGCATGGTGAAAGTGAAGGTTCACGTCGAGCCAGACCACATTGGTTTATCTCTTATTGAGGTAAGGCATCTGGCTGTTACCATCGCAGAATCATACCCGAACCCTGGACGTTACGTGTCCACATTCGGGTTCCTCGTCTATACTGTCATTAGAACAAAGGAGGGCTGCACCGTGGAGGTGACGCAAGGCGGGGGTTTCCATAACCTATTTCCCGAACCCTTTGTCAACCAGTGCTAATGCGTAAAAGAATCTCGCAGTGCAGGTTCTTCGATACGGAGACCGCACGACACTTCTTCGACTTCGTTTGCCACCAGAAAGGAGGCTACGACAGCATGTCCCGCAAAGACAGGGCTGCCCTTCAATACTTTATGAGGGAGTACATGTACCTACCCAACACCCTTATCGCAAGGATAGTGGGACGCAAGCCGTGGCACGTCAACCAAACCATTGAGCGCATGAAGATTGCCGCTAATGAGACGCGCCTGCCTGTGACCATGAATCTTGGATACCGCGACTTCTTAGAGTACCTCGATGATGTCATGAGGGACTATTACGACTGCCGCAACGTAGAGCTCAGCTCATGCACAGACGAGACGGAGCGTTCTTTCCTTATATGGGAGGGTCAGAAAGCATCTGAGGTGTTTGAAGAGGCCGCCGTGGACCTGACGCAGTTAGGACTGGCAAATGAGATGCTATCTATGCTGGGGCTACCGAGAGAGGGCTGGATGGCAGACGTAATCGTAAAGAACTTCCGAATCGAGCCCAATGACGCATTCAATCCCTAAGAGCTACTACAAGTCCAACAAGCGGGACATCACGCTCTCACGCGGCAAGACTATCGCCGTATTTTCTGACATCCACGCCCCATATCACGACATTTCAGCTGTCAAAGAGGCTGTCTACAACGCTCAGAAGAGCAATCCTGACGTCGTAATTCTCATGGGAGACATCATGGACTTCCATCGCATAAGTCGATACCCAAATGACGAGGGCACGCTCAGTTTTGCTGAAGAGATTAGGGTCGGCATCGAGCTACTGCACTACTTCCGTCAGAGCTTCCCAGATGCTGAGTTTTACTACATCGAAGGCAATCATGAGGTGCGTTTGTCACACTACATCCAGCGAAATGCAGCCGAATTGCACGGTTTGGAGAGCCTAGACCTAGCTTTCTTGCTGCACCTGCACAAGCTTGAGATAACGTATCTGCGAATGGGCTTCATCCACTGTGGTGACATGACCTTCCTGCACGGACATGAGATTCCTGGCATTGGAGGCGTAAACCCGTCTCGCAAGCTGTTTGCTAAGATGAAAAAAAGCGCTATCTGCGGTCACTTGCACCGTCCAGAGAGCTTTTTTACCCGTGATGGGGCTGGAAAGCTACTGCAATGCCATGTCGTAGGCCACTTGGGTGAGCCAAACCCGCGCTACTGGATGCGTAATGACTGGCAGCACGGCCACGCCATCGTTAGCGTGTCAAAGGGTGGTGTTGTTCGCGTCGACAACATTATCTTGTAGTATGAGCAATGAGTTGGAAGAAAACATCGTCTTTGCGGACGGATTTGATGACGCGCTGGTCGGTGTACTCAACATCGAGGGTGCGCCACGGGCTGTTTATGACAAATGGGCTATGGTCAATGTCATCAGAGCAGCAGATGAAGAAATGACTTTTGAGGATGCGGTAGAGTTCCTTGAGTTTAATGTCTGGTGTGCCTATGTCGGGCCAAGTACACCGATTTACATGTATTGCGTGCATGGAAGCGGTGAGGAGCGAAAAGAAGAGCTCCTAGACTACGTTTATGATACCCTGTGGTAACAAAAGGGAGGGCCGAAACCCTCCCTCTACCGCCCGAAAGCGGCTTCACCAACCACGATGAAGGTCAAAGGACTGAATCGGATTCTCCGAAATACTCGTCAATAGCTTCGAGGCATTGTTCCAAGCCCTTACGAATCTCAGCCTTCCATCCTCTATCCTGAAGCTCTTTCTGCCACTTAAGTTGGTGTTCGCTGGCTCGCCCGGTCTTGGTCTTCACCTCCAAGGCTAACCCAACGTATCCATTCCTTGGCTCAAATATGAGCAGGTCAGGGATTCCTTTTTTGTATCCAGCTCTTTTCATGCGTAGAGCTGTGTGCATTGCCACTCGGACGCCTCCTACCGTCGCAGAATATAGAGCAGTAGGGACTTTATCTTCGAGATAATCCACGAGCTGGACTTGGATGTCGTGCTCTGGGCTTCCGTTTTTTCGCTTGCCTTTTGGCTTTCCTTTTGGTCTATACATGCTTGTGTGTACCATGCCCTTACGTCGAACGACGGGCACGCTTTTTTGACTCCTTTGATGTCTCTGTGTCCCAAGACCGCAGCACCCTCATACCTTTCTTGAAGGTTCTGTAAGAGCGAAAAAAGCGACGCACTCTGTTCAGCCGTTCTATTGTCTTCCGCAGTCTTCGTATCCTGCGAAACGCCACCAACCCAGCAGACACCAATCGAATTATGGTTGAAACCTTTAGCATGGGCACCCGGCCTCCTTTCGGGCCTTCCTTTTTCAATGGTTCCATCTCTTCGGATTACATAATGATAGCCGATGTCCGACCATCCCCGTTCGTTGACGTGCCAATCCCTGATTAGCGTCACCCCCACATCCATTGAAGGTGATGTGGCCGAGCAGTGAACCACGATGGCGTCGATTTTTCTCATGTGCGTTCATTTTACATGCCCTTTTTAGCGAGCAAAATCTTGAGTTCGTTGATGCCTTCGACGCACTCCTTCAACATGACCTTGAGCTCACTCTGGTCATTTTCAAGGCGATACACGCGCCCTTTAAGCTTGGCAACCTCACTGTTTAGAGATACCCATACGCCCACCAAAGCCACAAGCGGACCAATCAGTGCTACCACTACCTCTGTTTCCATCTCCATTGTGCTTTTTGTTTTACGTCTTGTTTAGAACTACTTGAAAGTTGATTGAGCCATTTACACTACTTACCGGAGCGATATAAAAACGAAGCAAGTCACCGGCGCTAACACTTGTGCTGAAAGCTCCTGATTGTGTTGAATCTGCGCCAACCGTAAACACTTCAGTCTCGGCTAGGGTGCCGTTTTTGTATAGTCTCAAGGTAAATGACGTTGTGGAACTAAGTGCGCTGTAAACCATAAATGTTGTGACCGTGCCAGCGTGAAGCACTGCGTGATTGACTGTGTGACTTGTATTGTCATTCGTCATCGCAGTGCCAATCAGCGTTATGTTCTTTGGGCCTGTGCCCCTGAAAGTACACACGCCAGAAACAGCTTGGAACCCTCCTGATGCGCTAACAGTGTCAAAAGAAAAATTGCCACTTCCATCAGTTTTTAAGAACTGACCTGAAGTGCCGTCATTTATCGTTTCCAAATCACCGTCTAGACGAAACCTGAGAAGCTTACCCGTTGTTGAAGTCGATGGGAGACGTCTTAACTTACTTGTCAAATCGACAACATTATCAAGGTCTACGGCTCCCGTCACGGTGATGAAGTCGGTGGTGTCCTTGATGTCGTTTACATCAGTCGTTAATCCACCAATGTCACCAATGATGTCGTCAATGTCTGTTGAAATTGAATCACCAAATCCTACAGCGTAGTCAGCGTCATTAGAGCCATTAGGATTACCCCCAGTAAAGCCGCCGCCTCCTGTATTGAAGTCATCTGTTACAAGGTTGTTGACCCTCAAATCCATATCAAGCAGAATGCCCTCATAACTGGAGCCTTCCATCATGCTCCATGAGTACCTGACAAACATGATTTGATAAAACGTTGTCAGAGCGGGATTGTTGTTTGGGTCTGAGTATTGGGAGGTCTTAAAAATCTGATATGGTCTGTAAAACGAATCTCCTCCTTTTGTTGCAATGATTGTGCCTTGAAATGCGTTATTCGAGTGCCCATAGATACCCAAATAGTCGTGACAAATGAGCTTGTGTAGACTCGTATAGGGCTCATCATCAGGCCCAATAATAACGCCGTTACTGTCCTCAAGCCTGTTACCCCAAGGCTCCCACTGCAAGTTTACGAAGCCATATCCGTTGTCTGCGTTGCCTCGACCAGTGGTGTTAAAGATTACATCGCCATCATCATTTGTTTCATATACGCCAGAAATAATAAATCCGGTAACTGCTTCCCTCTCAACACCAAATCGAGAGCCAATCCTGGAGGAGCCAATGTTTAACACCTCGTTGCCATAGCCCCCCATAGCGGTAGTAACTTGTTCGCCCCTTTCGCCTCCATTCATCCTCAAACAAGCCCTAATAAGCTGAGTTTCTTTGGGATAAAAATAATGCTGAGAGTACCCGGCACTATGAAAGATTGGGTCCGATGCTGATGATGAATCATAGTCAGTTCCACTGAGCCAAAGTTGAGTGGCATCCCTATCAATCGCCCTGCACCGATAAGTAACCTGAACCTTTACAAACTCATCTGAACTATCGCCAGGCATAGCAAAGCTCACATCCTCTCGGAAATGATAGTGCAGGAAATTCTGGTCTTTCACTGTCGAAAGACTGGCGCTAATCTCGTCTTGTTGCTGGTCGTATTCGTGACAGAAACCACCGTATGTGGGCTGAAGCTCTCCGCCTTGTGGAGTAAACTGCCCCTCAATGGTTTGCAAGGAGTTCTGCTGGTTGTTGGAGTCGTCAACGTTGTCGCCGTGAGGGGTGATGATTTCGTAGTAAGCATCATTGTATCCCGCACCCCCTGAAGCTACCCACTCTAGATTGGAGTAACCAATAGGACGGAAGCTGCCACTGTCTACTGGATTCACATCGTTACTGTCGTTAGTTACAACGTCATCCCCAGAGTTAGTGCTTACCTGCGCTAATCGTTTAAGCCTGTAAACCGTTCCGCTTGTATCAGTCGCCTCAATCCTGACCATTATGATAAACCTGCCTCCGATAACAAAGGCGCCTGTGTTCTGAAGGAGGCCAGGTGACTTATAGCTCCGGAAGCTTATGTTGCCCTCCAGAATGTATTGAAGGTCTTGACCACCGTTAATTGCTATCTGGTCATTTACCCTTTTGGGGAAACCCCACTCAAAGTCTGGATTATCAATCGCGATACTATTAAGTAGAGGAGGATTTGGACCACTTCCGACTGCATTATATCTGTTCCAGCTAAAGATATTACCATGAAGAGCGTAATTTGGCCTGTGAGCGTACTGGTCAGTTGCTTGAGGGGGTCTGTTCCCAAACGAATCCAGTCCACCACCCATAGCGCCACCTGCTGTCATACCAGTTCCAGCTCCACCAGAAAAAGCATTGCTAAGGCCCATTCTTGTGATGCCCTCTGTAATAATCCAATCTGCTGGTGAGTCCTCATGAGTGAGAACTGTGCCACGAAGCGGAAGAGTTCTGCTTTCTGTCGCTCCATTTAAGGTGTAAACGAAATCGTCGTCACGAGAGCGAAGAAAGACGTCGCTACTTGCCTGACCTCTAAGGGTGAGGTCTATCGGATAGTCACCATAAATGTCAAGGGCCGTTTCCTCTTTAAGAGAAGTACCTTCCCACTGCAAGAAGTGTCTGTTTGTTTTTAGAGCTGTCTCTTGGTCTTTGAAATGGTGAAAAGCAGTCCTGTTGAACATGGCCCATCCTTGACCAGACCACATAAGAGTGCATCCAAGAGTTTTGCAAACATCTTCAATGACGTCATAGGTGTTCACCACTTCTGGCTCTTCAAAAAGATTCCTGCGACGCTCCCGCTGTTCTTTTGGAATAGAGAACGTGTCACTATGAATAAACAGCCTGCTTATGACGTCCTCGCTGTAATCGTATGGCAAGGGATTGTTTTCCTCTGAAAGAGGAACAGGAACCCCTATGTCACGCAACCACACCCAGTCGCCGTCCATCTGTTCATCATCTCCACTATCGACATACTCCTGAACCTCCCATTCCTTCAAAAGAGTATATGAAGGCAGCTTTTCAAATGCTCTGAACAGGATTCTCTCGAAAGACGCTCTATCTTCGATATACTGCTTGCCGTTGATTGGGTGAGCGAAGTCATAGTATTTCATGGAGCCCAGGCCACATGTGAAAGTCATAGAGCATAAATGCTTCTCATCATGTAGCTGGATGACTACGCTTTCTACAAGCAGATGACCCGCCCATTCTAGAGTTGGCGAGCCTCCCTTAGCCGTTTGTTTGTGCGACTTAAACACAAACATTGCTACGTCACCCTCGTCCATAAAGGTCAGGCTGTTTAGATTTGCCCTCTCACTATCATCAAGCAAAAAAGTGACTTCGCAAGAAGAGCCGACTATGGCCCTAGTGTAGTTCAGGTCATCACCATCCCATGTAATCTTGATGCCAGGAGACATCAATACGGGCTGGTTCGCTGCACCTGGAGCAGGGAAACCGCCCCCTATAACGTAGCTCCATTCTTGACCGCTTGCGTCTTCATGGAATCCCTGAAATGTCGTGTAAAATGCCATTACCCAAATGTACGGTCATAGGCGTGAACGCCTCGCTGATTCATAATAACCAAGTTGTTGCCCGACACGGCGCCTGCAACCTTTACTCCTCCCTCATTTCCATCTCCTCCTGAAATCGTCGTGCTTCGGCCCCTTGGAGAGTTGACACCAAATCCTTCTGTAAGGAAGTCTCCTAGGCCGTTGTTTTTAGTAAACATATTGAAGCCTGACTTAAAGCTTCCGCCAGCAGCCATGCTTGTTCCCCCTGAGACAACGGCGAGAATAGTGTACAAAGCGATAAGAGTGATGAGCTTTGCTATGACTGCCTTAAAAGCCTGAAGGAAAGAGTTTTTGAACGATTCAAAAAACGTCTGAGAAGACGAGGTGGCTTGCAAAAATGCCTGACCTAATGAGTTTGCAAATCCCTGAGCAAAAACCGCTACGCCCTCCATGCCGCCTTGAATCTTGACAAAGGCATCCACGAGAGGCTGTAGCTGCTTATCAAGCTCTGGGTCAATAAAATTCTCTTCGGGCATTTCGATGGCTTCGAGAGAGTTGGCAAACTCATCTGCCGTAGCAATGCCCTTTCCACTCAAAAGAGCAATCATCTGCTCAGAGGCACTGAGCTCATCGAACATAAAGCTCTGCCCAAACACCGTCGGTGACACCGAGTCTTGCACCTGCCTGAGAGAAGCTGCCTGAATCTGACGGGTGACTTCTAGGAGTCGCTCGGATTCCTTGACTTCTTCTGCAATGCGCTTGGCATTATCGTAGTTCAGTCTCTCCTCCTCCTTGTCGGCAATCTTTTGGAGAATCTGCGCCAGTCTTCCATTAAGCGTAATAGAAAACTCAAGGTCTTCGATGTAGGGACCAAGGCTGTCAAAGAACTCGCCAGAAGTGATGCCTGCTTCCCCTAACCTTTCTAAGTCCTGACGGGCCTCAATAAGCTTCTCCCCAAAGAAAACAAGGTCTTCGTTGACCTCTGCAAGAGTGGTGTTGCCAGTGGCTTCCTGTAGGTCTTCGAGACCAAACGGGTCGGACTCCTTTAGTGCTGCTACCGCTTCTTGGTTGGCCCTAATTTCGTCAGCACGTTCCTGAGCCCTCTTAGCTGCCTTATCAGCAGCAGACTCATAAGCTTTGCCGAAGCGAATGCCCAACACCTCCCCTCCGAGAGTGAGTTCAATCAGAGCCCCCATGACAGAGGCCAGACCAACAACGGCACCTGCGGCACCTGTGAGACCTCTAGCAAGACCAGCGGATGCGACTCCGCTCTTAACCAAGTTTATTTCTAAGAGCCCCGCAAGCTTGGATACCCGACCCAGTGTGATACCAAAGAAGCCCAGAGCCTGAGACGCTGCACCCACAGTTAAGAGAGCGGTGATGCCTGACGCTATTTCAGAAAGGCGCTTTTCATCTACCTGCTCAAGTGATGAAGCCAGTCCTTCAAAGGCGTCTGCAAGAGTAACGACGACGGGTGTAAGAGCGTCGCCCAACTCAATACCTACTGCTCTAAAGGCGTTGCTCAGTCGCTCAACCTGGAAGAACAGATTGTCCTCGATGCCTTCGGTCATCTCATCGAGGGTGCCGGTGGCGTTTCGCAGGATTCGCTCAAAGTCACGAATCTCCCTACCGCTATTCTGGAAGATGGCACCCACGAGGGCGGCCCTCTTATTCAAAAGCTCTACGAGCTCAGAGTAGGTGAGTGTACCGTTCTCAAGGTCTTTAAGAGCCTCTGCTACATCTGGGAACTGCTTAGCGAGGTCGGAGAGGGTAGAGCGAAGCTTCGTTCCACCAAGTGAGCCATCGACGGCGTTGTTAGCGAGGACTGCGAGGAGAGAAGTCGTCTCAACAAGGTCGAGTCCCGTAGCCCTAGCTGTAGGACCGACGTTCTTCATTGACTCCCGGAACTTGGTCAAGTCCAGTGCGGAGTTCTTAAACGCCGCAGCCATGACATCTGTGACCTGCGCTACATTCTCAAGACCATCATCACCTCTAAGGGTGAGTCCGAACTGACGGAGGGTAGATGCAACGGTACGTCCAGTCGCATCAAGGTCGGAGCCAAAGACGGTGGCAAGCTTGACGCTTCGGTCAAGAACCTTGTTTACCTCCCCTGCCTGGAATCCGAGCTTAGCAAGCTCAAGCTGTGCAGCCGAAGCTTCTGTTGCCAAGAAAACACTGGAGCGACCCAGCTCCTTGGCTTGCTTGGTTAGGGGGTCCAGTGATGTCCTTCCAACAATCTGACCGAGGATGGTGTCTGCGCGGTTGAAGTCCGCAGCCGCCTTAACGGAGGCAGCCCCAACAAAGGCGAAGGCTAGACCTACACCCCTGTTGAGACTTTGACCAAATCGGTTCGCTTTGCTTGAAAAGGCGAGCAGTTTACTTTCTGCTCTTTCAAGCCCAGTTGTGAAACCTCGAATGTCTGCGGTGAGCAGCAGGGACATTCGATACAGATTGTTCAGACCTCCAAGCATTTAGAACTTTTTTAGACTATCGAGTAACGCCTTCATATCCTCTTTGTTGGATGCGCTTGCGCCTTTCGTACTTATACTGGAGTAAGGATTAAAGTCGTCAGGACTAAATCGCTTACCCTTCCCTTGCCCAGCTATGTTTGCTTGAAGTGCCATGAGCGAGCTTGTGTGCTGCCATGCCATCTCATTTCTGCGAACATATCCGTTGTTGTACCAGATGAACTCTCTAAAGGTCATATCCCAGAACTGCTCTGGAAGTAGACCCATGACCATTGCATCACGGTACAGGTTTTCAAACTTTAGGGGCGCCTTTTCCTCAGACGCCCTTAAGCTTTTTTTGAGTCTTCGTCCTCCTCCTCAGGAGCCAGTTGCTCCATTACCATCTTACTCATGTACTCGAACTGTTCTACACTGTCGAGTGCCTGCGCACAGAAAGCATCAAAAGAGGGAAGACCGGAATCTACTCCGTTGAGTAGGGCGTAGTTTTTGATGGCGTGAAATGTCATCTGACATACCGCCGTCATCGGCTCCTTAGCCATGTGTTCGTAAAGGTCATTGAGCTCAATGTCCTCCTGATTACACATCATCCGCAATGAGTTCATGCTCATCTTGGCTTTGTAAGTCTTTCCGCCGAGCTTGACTTCAAACTCTCCTCGAAAATTGTTCATAGTGGTTGGTTTAAGAAATAAAGGGCGGAGACACCGTGCCCCCGCCCGTTAGGATTATGCTACAGTGTACTTGTAGAGCTTACCGTTACCGGAAAGCGTAGCAGAGTAGGTAGCAATCTCGTCGACTCCACCAGTGATAGAGACGTTTTCGAGAAGTGCTTGACCAACGTACTCGACGCTTCCAGTAGCAGTTCCAGTAGAGAACTTGACTACGACGTAGTTGCCTGTACGAGCGATGTCGGTAAGGGCAACGCCGGTGTCGGAAGTGTCTTGAAGCAAACCGTCAGCAGAGACGCTCCAGTCTTGTGCGGAGCTTACGATGTTCTTTGTTGAACCACATTGTCCCTCACGAGATACAACCTCCTCCAAAGAGTTAGAGAAGTCGAGCGTGCTGCTAGTAGCGGCAGCGGCCAAGGTGAAGGTAGACTCGGTGACAGCAGCAGAGCCGTCGGAGGTGCCAGCGCCCAAGAAGACGTCGGCAGAGGTTACGAACAAGTCGATTGCTCCGTCTGTTGTAGCGGTATCGCCGGCGTCAATGCCGGTAACGACCTGAATGTCAAGTGGTGAAGTTGCGTCGCCATCAATGTAGTAGATGCCTAAGCAGTTAGCGTTAATTAGTGCCATAATTATGTCAGGGTTTTAAGCAAGTTGCGCAGATTGCGTGTCAAAGACTGAAGGATTCCAGCCTCATGTTTTTGAATGGCCTTCTTAATGAAGGGTTGAGCCGGATGATGTTTAGTCCCCAGCTCTGTGAAGTGGGCACGCCATCCAGCAAGCTTGCTGCCACGCGCTGCGCCCACCCGAATACCAAAGACACCTTTCGGCACCCTCAGTAGTTTTCGTGATTTGAAGGAGTTGCTAAGTACGCCAGTGTCAACAGGTGAGTCACTCTGCATTTGCGCACGAGCTGGCTCAGCACTCGTCTTCATAATTCCAATAATGGTGTTCACCCTATTCTCCAGTGTCGCGGCACCAGCCAGTGCGCGTTGAAGCTGCCTCAGCTCTGATTGATTGAGGGCAGAGTTGATGTGAAAGTTCGACTTACTGCCACGACCGATTGTTACTGCCATCAGATAGAGGGGTTTGTTCCCTCATCGAAGTCACGGCGGCGTGCGCGGATACGCATGCCCTCACGACGTCCAAATGGGAGGATAGAGTAAATGTCAAAGTACGCCCCGTTCCACAGGATGCGCATATCGAAGTCAACGCCTGAGACCCATCGGCAGATGAACTCTACCTTCATCTCACCCGTCGTCTGACGGTCATCGCTAAACTCACTAGCACCAGCAGAAGGCGTACCCAAAGCCAGGATGCGGCAAAACACATCAGTCTTAAACTCTGTCCAGGTAGGGGTTACATCCCCATAGCTGTTGATAGAGTTCGTCCGCTGATAGATGTCAATCTTCTCTGTGAGTGAGCCCGCCTTCATCAGTATTGTCTTACGCTTTGGATGAGACGGTGAACCCCCTCCTTGACTTCGGAGGTGATGCCTCCAATGTTTTCGGCTTCACGCATGTTGTAGTAGTGACCCACAAGAAGGAGGGCTGCTTGAACATACTGCATTGGCAATGCGCTGTAAGCAGTTCCGGCATCCACAACCAGTCTGACGTAATCCTCGCTGTACTTAGAGGCGTCGGTAGGCAGGGTAGCAAGTTTCTTGATGTCGAGGTACATGGGATAGCGGTCTGTAATTACCTGACCGTCAAACAAGTCCGTTCCGTCGGTCACAACAAAGTGGAACTTGGAAGTGTGACTGACATCTTCGTCATCAGTGATGGTGTCCCTGAACTCGTACAAGTTCTTTTCGAGGTGAGCGTTGTGGGTGAGCTGACGAATAGAAGTGCCATTCCACGATTCGTCAACCTCATCTACGTCCTCATAGAGAGCCCAATCGTCGGTCGCTGTATCCCAGTAGTACAATGCCTGCTGCTTACTCGTTCCAACAAATCCTTCGGGGTATCCAGAAGCGTATATGGTGAGGTTAGTGGTGTGCCCAGTATGGGGGATTTCAATAGCCCTACCTAGAGTATCTGTTCCATCCTGAATCAGGACGCTTACGCCATCGGCGGCATCGTCATCTGGAATCTCCTCTTCGTAGAAGCTGTACGTCCCAGAATAAGGCATAGCGTCATCACCGTCCTTCGTTCGATACATCAGAGAATGAACGTGGGCGATGCGCTGAACCTTGGGGATGAGAACGGGACGCTGAATCTCATCCTTGTCAAGCTTGATGGTGACGACGGAAGTGCCGAGTACGCGGTTGCTAATCTCTTGGAGGTAGTCGATGGCCGTAGCCAAGTAAATCTCTAAGAGCTTGTCGTCATCAGAATCATACGCACGAACGTGACGGCGAACAGTGACTTTCGCGGCTTCGTCATCAGTTGCATTGATGAGAGACCAAACAGACTGGTCTTCGTCTCTTGTGATTTTGATGTTCATGCGTAGGGATAAAAAAGGGGCCGAGCCTATTCCCGGCCCCAGTTTTGTTTAGTTGTTATCAGGCTGCGCCGTCAAAAGAAGACAAGCCACGCATACCAGCACCGTTCAAGACAGTGATGTCCTTGTACACGTTGCAGAGGATACGCACCACGCCCAAGTGAGCGTCAGTGTATGGGTCAACCATGATGTTCAAGCCACCCCAGTTAGCCATAACCAAGTTGCTGTTATCGGCCATGTAGATGAGCTCAGAACCGACGCTTGAGCTAACGGTAGCATCGTAGCCCAACACGGAGCGACGTCCAGTAGGAGAGCCAGCGATGAGCAAGCCAGAACCAGCGTCCATGCTCACTTCACGAGCAGTCCGGTACGCACCAGAACCGCACAACACCTTGATGTTTTCGAGAGGCACATCAGCACCCAACATCTGAGATTCCAAATCGAGGATGTCTCCCAAGGCGTCAGCACCAGAAGCGGACATAGTTCCGCCAGCGTTGGTGTCTGCTACGCCGTCGATAGCAGAAATGACGTCAGTGTTAAACGCTGCGTCGATAGCCTTGCGGATGTCGGCAGCGACAAAGGCGCCCATGTCGTCAGCAGACTGAGCCAAGAGCTGCTCGGTCACGCG